ACACACCGCGAAAATTCACCATCGATTACCTGAAGCGTGTGAAAGCAATATTCACGCGGCGGGCCCGTCATTACGAAAAGCTGCGTAAGCGGCAAATGGAGTGTGCAGCATGAGCGAATATCTAAGGCAAAAATGGCTCCTTCTAAGAATGTACCGCACCAAATCATCCTTCCAGTTCGACTATCGGATTTTGCAAAACTTCAGCCACATCATGAGGAAGGCCACATGACCTGGTTAACCAAATTACTCAGCCACTTCAAGCCAGTAACTCCAACCATCCAGCCTACAAATGTTCAGTCATGGGAAGTTACTCCAAAGGGGAAGAAGCGATGAGAATCGAACGTGACTATCAGTTGGTAGTACGCCTGGCCGATGTCCGCACCGCTGCAGACATGCGCCGTCTCTTCGGTACTGGATGGAAGACGATAAACCGATCGCAACAGGCATGGATTCGCCACCTGCTAACCGTATGGGGCGACCACCTATCCGGAGGTGAGTACGAGCGCGGGCAAGTTAACGTGATAGGGCGTCTCATGATGCGTTGCGAGTGGAGCGAGCAGAAAGCCAAACAGATAGAGAGGGTGGTAACAGAGCTTCACTGTGAGGGCTACAGAGGGGAGGAATTGATGCGAAAAGCTCGCGATATTCTGGTTCCGCAATCATCCGCAAGCAACATCATCGCTCTCGCCAAAGAATCAGATGATGCTGCTTTCATGGAATCAGTAATCGTAAAGACGTTTGGCAGAGACAACCCCATCCGCTCTGTAGCCAGATTACGATACTGCAAGTGCAAGAGCGCGCAAAACATTGCTCAGAGCCTGATTTACTTCACCGGGATTACACCGAAGGAGGCAAGAAACAGAATTGAATGGGCGCAGGATATCCTTGAAGGAGAATTGTTTTATGCCGTTAAGCGCGAGCAGGAGAAAGAAATTACTGCATTAGCTGCTTAATAGCACGAATTGCTAAAGACAAAGGGCAATAAACCTGGCACATTGCAGCTATGCTCGGGAAGCAAAGCGAACTGAGCGCGGTGATGCAGCAAGCCACTGGGTGGATATATGTCGGGCATGCGCTTAAATGCCACCAATGACCAAATAAAGCCTCGGTTAATCGCCGGGGCTTTTTTGTTTCTGCACAACAGGTAAGGGCATTAGGCAGACGGCAATCAGCATTCCCCGAATAGCGCAGATGCGAAAGTTTGGTGCGGGTTGTGACGATGCTCGCCAGTGCTCTTTCCGTTGTGATGTAACTTAATTCCCGCTTGCGGGTTAGATGGGTAGAGTAATGCATTAACCGGGATACCGGCAGGGCAGGCATGATGCTAATGCTGAACCTGAGTGCGGGTTCGAGTCCCGCCATCACAACTATATTCAAAGGTCGCCACAGAGCGGCCTTTTTCTTTTTTGCGCCCTTCGAATCAACCTTCAGATACCCATGACAGCTCGTTGCGGCGCACTTTAAAAAAAATCCGCACATTGGCGGATTATTCGGTTAGCTACCTCACGGCACAAGGCGGGCTCATCTCTAGACAAGGTGAAGCATAACCGGACTTGTTCAGCTTATCTTCTAGACAATTCCTATTTGGACAAGTCCCCTTAATACGGGGGGTGGAAATTGAAAATCATGCCAGACAAAATCGCATCAGGCGCCAGCTACTGCGTGTCCGGTACTCTTGTGTGCGGAGGTGGCGTGTCGCAATGGATACATAACCTCGACTGGAATCAGATCGCAATCATCAGTGGTGTGGTAATCGGTATTGCTACCTTCCTGGTGAACCTCTACTACAAGAACCGACAGACACGCGCATATGAAGCCGCATTAAATCGCGGACTCGTACAAAGCCCACCACAGGACCAGTAACCATGGCTACATCGACTGCCCTACGCAACAAAATCATTGCTGCCATGGGTGGCGGTGCTATTGCCATTGCTGCTGCCGTCATCCCTTCACTGGAAGGCGTTGAGCATAAGCCCTATCAGGATGTCGTCGGCGTATGGACTGTTTGCTACGGTCACACCGGGGCCGACATAATCAAAAGCAAAACCTACACCGAGGCCGAGTGCCAGGCGCTGCTGAATAAAGACCTGCGAAAGGTCGCCAATCAGATTGACCCTTTAATCAAGCGCCCGATCCCCGATACCACGCGCGCGGCTCTCTACTCGTTTACGTATAACGTCGGCACCGGAGCATTCCGCCAGTCAACCCTGCTCAAGAAAATCAACGCAGGTGACACTGCGGGGGCATGTAACGAGCTACGCCGCTGGACATACGCAGGCGGTAAGCAGTGGAAGGGATTGATGAACCGGCGCGAGATTGAGCGTGAAGTTTGCCTCTGGAGTCAGAAATGAATTCCCGCGCCTGGCTGATTATCGCCGTGGAGTTTCTGGCTGCAGTCGTCGTGGTGCTCGTCCTGTCATCTCAGCTCACAAAGCAAAAGGCACGCGCTGATAATGCTGAGTCTCTCGCAAAGCAGCGGCAGGAAATCATCAATGACATGCAAACCCGCCAGCGAGATGTTGCTGCTCTCGATGCCAAATACACAAAGGAATTAGCCGATGCACAAGCTGAAACTGCTGCTTTGCAGCACAAGCTTGATAATGGTGGTCGGGTGCGCGTCAAAGGAAACTGTCCATCCCAGCCGTCAACTACTCCGGCACCCCCAGCTTGGGCAATGATGGAACCGTCGAACTCTCTTCAGTTGCTGGACGAAACGTTCTCAGTATCCGATCTGGAATCCAGCGCGACCAGTCAGCACTGAGGGCGCTTCAGGAATACATCAACACTCAATGCCTCAAATAAACAGAGCCTGACTTAGGTCGGGCTTTTTTATGCAGTAAACCTCCGCGCGTCGCAGCGCATATCAATCCCGAGTCTTTCAGAAAGCTGAGCCTGAGAAATGCCGTATAGGTGCGGACCTCTCGGGGCGGCTTTTCTGTGCGAACAGGCTCATCTTTCTAAAAGGTATCCGTGATGAAATATCCAACCGTAGTAAATGGCATTGATTTTCGTGATCTGGTTTTCCTTACAGGTGCAGAGTCATCCACCGACACATTCAAGGTGGCAAAGGCATTCGGAAAGGATCACAAAGACGTGCTTAGAAAAGCACGCAGCGTAATCGGACAGTGCTCACAAGAATTTGCAGAGCGCAATTTTACGCTTTGCCATGAAAACAATGAGTTACAGAACGGAAAGCCACAGCCATTTTATCAAATGACGAGAGACGGCTGGACGATGCTGGTATTCAGTTTTACCGGGAAGGCCGCAGTAGCTTTTAAGGAAGCATACATAGCAGCATTCAACTGGATGGCCGACATGATTCGCCAGGGTATTGACAGCTTGGAAGCTGAACGCAATGCCGCGCTACTGGAATACATGAAAGAGAAAGATGTGGCCAGTATGTCAGGGCGCCTACTTAACCGCTGGGGAAGGGTGAAGAAACCGCAATTGCTGGCGCGCATTGAGCGAATTGAGCAGCGCGGCCAGATCACCATTCCTGGGTTGCCGAAGTAATTAGCAGGAAGTTCTGAATGACTGCACCTTACCGCATCACAGTAACCACTAAGTCAGGTGAAACCCACACAGGACTGATGAACCGATCACAACCTGAGATGGTTAACGGATTCATTGGTGTTGCCCGGGAAGATGGCGCTTGGATATACCTCGCGCCGGATGACGTGCTGAAGATGGAGTACGTGCCTGAAGTCGGCGATACAGAAACCAATGCACAATAAGATACGCGATTGGTTCATAAGCGATAAGCAAGTCGATAATTTTACAAATCATAATTCCTCCAGTTGCGGTGACAACCAGCCGAAATGGAGGTTGTTCAATTGTAGTGGGTAATTAACCCTCTATAACGTGCATCATTATTGGAGAACACCATGGCATCACCTGACTGGGAGGCTATCGAGTCGGCTTACCGGGCTGGCTTGATGTCTCTACGTGAAATCGCCTCACAACACAGCATTAGTGAAGGCGCCATACGAAAAAGAGCAAAGCGTGATGATTGGTCGCGTGACCTTGCCGCGAAGGTGAAAGAGCGTGCTGATGATCTGGTACGCAAACAAGAGGTACGCAAGCAGGTACGCGCTGAGAGCGCACTGTCAGAACGCGTACTTATTGAAGCCACCGCAGAGGTCATTGCCACTGTTCGTATGGAGCATCGCGGTGATATCAAGCGGGCCAGGCAAATCACCAATGCTCTTTTTGATGAGCTTGGCGCTGAGTGTGCTGATGTTGCTGCGCTGGAGAAGTTGGGCGAGTTGATGTTCAACCCCGACGATAAGGGGCAGGACCGCCTGAATGAGATTTATCATAAGGTCATCAGCATGCCAGATCGCGTCAAGTCGGTTAAGGCACTCAGCGATGCGCTGAAAAACCTCATCGGACTTGAGCGTCAGGCTTACGATATCGACGGACCGGAAGGCGATAACTCTGTTAAGAAACTTTCTGACCTGATGGATTCGCTGTCTCAGGGGGCGTAATGAAACCTGAGCACCTCAAGTTGCTGGCAGACAAAGACTGGCGCCTGAATAATCTCTACTGGATTACCGATAAAGAAGGAAAGCCAACACGCTTCAGGATGACTCCAGAGCAGCGCGAATACTTCGAAGGAATCCACACCCGCAACATCATCC